GTTGGCTAGGTGTAAGAGGAACACTACCATAGGGATAGCCTTCCTCTAAGGCCTGTATCAACTGCTCCCTGGTGTCTAGGTACCAAGCCGTAAGCTCCTTAGCCAACCCATCCAGTGAGGGACCTGATATAAGAGGCATTAGAACTGCTCCCTACCAGGAGTTGAGCCTGACTCCTCTGGTGGCTGTCTAGGTTGGCCTTGGCGAGTGCGTCCTCCCATAGATTGTAGCATTTCGACTATGGCAGCTTGTGAACCTTGGCTACCAACAGGAATCTGCTGATTACCTCCACCTCCACCATTCTGTGAGGTTATAGGCTGACCATCAGGGCCAACTAGTTGCTCTTGAGGAGGAGGCAGTACGCCTACAGTCTGTAGTACGTCCTCGTACAGTACAGGTTTCATCATCTCTTGTAGGTCTTGGAGCATCCTAGCTCTCACCTCAGCCTCAGGCTGCTGCATGCGTAGACCCTTCTCAAGGAATGTGCGACGAGTGATGTGGCCTTGAGTGTGCATACGGTCGTAGAACTGGCCCTCTGCTATAAGGTTCTGCGGGAGGAGCGGGTCAATGTCTATTTCTATGGTGACAGGGTAATCTTTCACATCGCTAGGTTTGAGTGACTTGTCACCTACCCATATCTCCTGGCGAGCACGGGTGACTAGCTGGCCCTCTAGCCATTCTATCAGACTAGCTAGGCAATCCCCATAGGACTCTATGAGGTACTCAAACTGGGCCTTAGCCATCATAAAGAGAGAGTTACTGTTGAAGCCAGAGGATGCGGCACCAGGCGCCTCACCCTTGAAGATAGGTGATACACCGTGCTGGCCCATTATAGTCATCAGGAGTTGGATGTAGGGCATGGCACCGAACACGTCGGCAATGTTCTCAAAGGGGTCTACAATCTTGGAGCCAGCGGGGAGAGCCGTAGCCTTATCAGCAGAGAACTTGTATTCTCTAGGTATAAGGCTGTTGTCCTCACCTGGGCCTTCAACCATCTCAGCTTGGAAGTCTTCGGGCACCTCTAGCGTTAGCCTCTTGCGAACCAGTAGCTCTACAGCCTCACCCATGCGAGTCAGGGCACGGTTGATAAGAGGCTCATTGTGGCGGTAGCCCTCAGCAACCGAAATGCCCATCTTGTCGGGGTCCTTGCTGCTGGTAGTACGGCCTTTACAGAGGAAATACTTGCAGGAAGGGTCACCTATCTCCTGATAGACTAGACGACCCATAAGGTAAACCTGATAGATGCCTTTGGAGTTAGGCATACGCTCTCGCCTGTACTCGGTGACCAGGACCATGGACTCGGTACTGACACCTTCAGGGAACGGCTGGATGGTCTGCTCAGGCTGGCCTGCTGTGGCAGATACTGCCTGAGTGACCTCTTCATTGAGGACATCAGGGTAGGCCTTGAGTTCTGCATCAGGGTCAATACCGTATGCAGGGTAGACCTCGCGCTTGGGCTTCCAAGAATGTTCGATGGATTCCACAATCTCGCGACCAGGACCTAGGCGTCCATAGAAGGTGAGAGGGTGGATAGCGATAACGCGGAATGGTGGCCCCCACTTGCGTTTGAGTGCCCTAGTGCGGTCCCTGTAGTCTTTGTCTCCCTGGTCGGTATGAGGCTCACTAGGAAGGCGTTTGCGCTCCTTCTTGGGCCAAGGATAGTAAGTGCCTTTCAGGATGCCAATACCCAGACCAGCCTGGGCATCAACCACCTCTACACGGAAGGCTGCGTTCCTCTTGAGGAACCTACCCCAGAAGGACTCTCGCTTGCTGGTGTTCTCCGCAGCAGGGTCACCAGTACGAAGAGCAGTGATGACCACGTTAGGTGCATTGGCTGTAAGGGACGCTTTAATGTTCTCGATTAACTCGCTGGTGGCCCCTATCCTCACTTCCAGACCGGAGGGAGTTTCGCCGGTAGGAAGCTGTATGGGGTCCTCGTAATGACGCAGAGCGTCCACCTCGGACATCTTGGTGTGGAGGCCACGGAACTCCTGCTGTAGCTCGGCAAGGAGGCGAGTAACATATATGGCAGAAATGGCTGGAGTTATACCTTCAGCTACGTCAGGCATCAAAATCCTCTCAGGCTCACATCAACACTGCCGCCCGCCACCAGAGACTCAGCCATGACGCAGGCTATGGAAAGGGCGTCCATACGGTCATCATTGCGATGGCTATTGGTAGGAGAGAAGGAACACAGTTCGTCCTCCAGGGACACACCGTCCAGCAGAGGCAAGTCTCGTGGTATGAACAGGCGACCGGAGGCAAACAGTGAGTCAAGGTACAGTGCCCTGCCTGTCTTGTCACGGTCTATGCCTAGCACCTTCGTCTGTATGTTACGGCGAGTGCGGTAAGGAATCTCCTTGAACGGGAGACGATGACGGCGGCGCATACCTTGCAGAAGACTAAGCTGGAAGCCTGTGGTCTCAAGAGCTAGGGAGCGGAGACCAGAGGTACGCTTGGCTATCTGAACTATCTTGTCCTCCAGGTCAGGGGTCTCCACTCTACCGGCCCACATATCCACGAGGTACATCCACTTGGTCTTGATGTCTACGCCTACTGTGGCTATAGCGGAGTAGTCCGCATGGGTCTTAGTGGAGGCCGCAGGGTCTACCGCCATAACGAACTGCATAGGGTGTTCGGGTATGAGAGCAGCGGTCCAGTAGGCGATGTGTTCACGGAGGATGATATTGCCCCTGACAGCCTGAGGGTTGCACATGAAGGTGAGCGAGAAGAGGATGTCTGCCTTGTCCTTATGTATTTCCTCTACCCTGCTCATAGGGAACCTGGTGGGAGAGAGTGTAGGACCCCAAGGGTAGGGACCAACTATCGGCATCTCATAGATGGTGAACCCCATATCCTTGAAGGTGGGTACGAGGTCATTCTGTCCCCAACGAGTAAGGATGACCACTATGCGACCATCATGAGGATAATACTTGGAGCCCTTCTCCATCAATCTGTCCAGGATGACTCCTCTAATCTTCTCCACCTGGGACATCATGGTGGTAGGACTCTTTACGTCGTCCTGGTCAGTCGGGTCATCTATGATGATAATGTTGAAGTGGAGACCCTGGTAGGGACCATTAAGTCCGGTGCCCATGAGAGTCGGGTCAGGGTCTTCGATGTTGCGCTGGACGAACAGAACATTCTTAGTCCACTGAGCCTCGGTATCCTCCTCAATGTTGAAGGCCGCCCTGTAGACGTTGTTGCTCTGGATGGTTTGGCTGATAGCCATGACCTGCTTCTGGGCCTGTTCACCAGTGTTCATCACCCAGAGGATACGAACGTTAGGGTTCTTACCTATCTCCCGTTCCACAAAGTCACGGACAGTAGTGGACTTGTAGGTATCAGGAGGACAAACAATGACAGTGCGGTTGCTCGTCTCTAGGGCCTCAGCCCAGGCGTCCTGGTAAGGTTCGTACTCTCGACGGTGGACAGCCTTGGCGTAAGTGCGAGCATCACCATCACGTGCAGCCATAGCGCGGACGGCTAGTTCGCTAAGCTGAGGTTCTGTCGCCGTTACCACTCTTCTTAACCTTTTCGACCGTGGCAAAGAAATGCTCTAACCAGCAGGCCAGAGCCTTCTCTGGAACGCGGATACTGAATGTTGCTATCTTAGCTGCCATCTAATATCTCGCCTTCAAGCGGCCTGTCGCCGTTGGTAGGCTCTGAGGGCTCCGGTAGAGCATCCAAGACCCTCTTGCTGGCCTCAAAGTTCTCTAGCAGTTGGCGAGCAGCAGAACGGCGAGCGTTCTCACCTTCGACCTGTTGTCCTTCCACAGTAACCGTAATACTCTCCCTGTAGCTACCGGGTGGCATATGCTCGGGCTCAGGCACCAGGGCTCGTTGCACCGCTATAATGTCCTGCGGAGTGTAGTGCTTGCGGATGACCTTGAGTATCTCCATCTCCCTGTCAGTCAAGAGGGATAGACTGAGCGCGGCCCTGTAGAGGACCTTCTTGTCAAGGCGGAGGCAGAGGCGGAAGTTCCGCATGAACTCCATCTGAGTC